GTCCGGTATGCCCAGATGTTTCTGAAAGATGAAACTCTGCCTTTGAAGAAGATCTATGAAACTCCAAAGACCAGGACTGTAACATCTATGCCCCTCGACGTTACTGTTGTAGCGGGTATGTTGATAGGAGATATTAACCGCGTGTATAGAACCGCCCCAATTACTCAGACGAGGTTGGCTGCTGGGTATGATCCAGGTAGCCAAGAAACGGATGACCTCGTCCGCTGGTTTGAGTATCATGATAATATGATAGAACTTGATGCGCAGAATTGGGACGGTTCCTTGCAGGCTGCAACACTTATGGCAGCCGCGGAATATTATTACGAGACCTATCGCTTGGCCTACATGAAACGTGGCCAGACATTGCCTCTCAACTTGAAGGAGATTTTATATACCTTTGTGTTGGGTCAGGCTCACTCGTACATTACCTATAAGAACGTGGTTTCCTCTACTAATCATGGAATGAAAAGTGGAGAAAGAGATACTCTCGTGAAGAACAGCGTTTGTCATAAGATCTTATCCTATTACTTCTTTTGTAATATTATGAAGGAAGCAGGATTCCCGCAACATGCTTGCATGTCCTCGTGGATGAAATACATGAGGTCTATGCATTGCGGAGACGATGTTCTACACGCGATTCACCCGCTCTTAAAGAAATATATTACTCCAGCCAAGATTGCGGAACAATATCACCGCGTTGGCATGGTTGTAACCGACGCCCACAAATCTTTTAATTTTGAGTGGGCTACAATTGAAACCGCACAGTTTTTGAAGTGCGGTTATCGTCACGACGGAGAGAGATGGTGCGTTAACCCCGCCGAGTCTATTATCTTCAACCTTCTTAACTGGCAATCTAACACTTTGCCTCCTGATGAGCAGTTGACGCAGAATATGATAAATGCTCTGCGTTTTGCTTATTGGAAGGGAGAGAAGTATTACCACGATTTGGAAGAAGATTTAGAGCGAGCCTGTGTTATGGCTCGCGTAAAATATCCGAACATCCCGTATCAGGCTATGGATGCGTGGATTAAAGCGGATCTCTTTCCAGAGTTTTCCGAGGTCATCTCCGAAGATGTCCTCGGCGATTCGTAATTCTGTAAAAACGTTTTTTACTCTTGCTGAACTACAAGAGGTTTTTAGTTTCTTTACGTTATTGTGTAATCGTCCAATTTATATTCGAGGCCAACAGGTATTACTATTGATATTTTGTTGAGCCGATATGTATTAACCGGTATAGTACGGCATAGAGCGCGCGGTATGCCGATTTATATATATTTGTCTCGTCT